AGAAGTGAAAGTAATGACCGTAGTAAGCGTTTATTCGGCTATAAATTAACAATAGAAGCAAAAAGATTCGCATTAACACTCCCTTAGTAAGTTCGTAAAAGGAAAGGAGAGAGATAGCATGGCAAACACAGATATATTTTTAGGAAGCGGCGCAAGCCTGACAATGATACCAGAATTAGATTTAAAGATTTTATTAAATGCAACAGGAACAACTAGCACAGTATTAACGGCTGATGCTACTTGGACTGATAATGTAAGAATGGTTGAAAATTTGTATGTTGGTTGCACTTTAGACTTATATGATGGCGGCACTTTTAAATCAACTCATACTATTACTGCCAATAGCGATACTACTTTTACTATTACTCCTGCACATACTATTTCAACCGTTGTTGATGCAACAGATTTTATTGTTATTAGAGGGTATGGAACTCCTTCTCCAACTACTAAGACAGGCTCAATTGCACGACTAAATGCTGATAATTGGCTTGGGCTTGTTGAAACTGCCACTTTTCCTAATATTGAAGTAGAAATGAAACAATTAAATCTTTCTCTTGGAGGCTCAAGAAATTTTACTCATCAATACAAAGGTATTGAAACTTCTTCGGGTGGAAACTTAGCACTTATCGCTAATCATGGTGCTTGGCTTTATTATGCTTTAGGTCAATGCACTAAGATTAATGCTACTTTTACAGGTTCTACTTCTTTAGACCCTACCGATATTAGAACGGCCCATTCTAATAATGTCCATTATTTAGATATTGGAGAAAATTCTGCCAATAAAGCAGAAAGCGCAGATATTACCGGCTTTACCTCAACAGGGCCAATCTTTTATAGAACCGCTACTGATTCAACTTTCTTACAACCTCCGGTTGCTAATCAAGATACAGTAACTCATATGGCATTATTAAGTTTACCGGAATATGATGCTAATGGAATTTTAACTAATGAAATTAAATATACTTTTGCTGAATCTAATGGAGAAAATTTACCTTCGTTTGCACTTGAACAAACTCTAAGCAAATTAGAAACTTCAACTACTTATAATACTGAAACTGCATCTGATTCTGAATCAACTAACTTTGTTCGTATTGCTAGAGGTAATAGAGTTAATACTTTCACTATGACCGCTAATGAAAATGAAGAAGTTAAAATGACTTTAGATTTAAACACAAGAACAGTTCATACTTTGAATCAAGGTGAAGCATACCAAGCAAGAGGCGGTAATTCGGATAATACAACTTTGTTTAATTACGGTAGTGGTGCAAATACTTTAGCCGCAACAGGTGAAGAATCACTTGAACCATTCTTTTTCTCTAATGGTTCTTTTAGTGTATTTGGACAACAATTCCTTAAAGTTACTAATTTTACTTTAACTATCAATAACAATTTGCAAGACAAGAGATTCCTTGGCATTGGTAATAAAAAAATTAAAGATGGAATACCTGCTCAAAGAAACTATGAAATTGCTTTTACTGCTATGATAACTGATGATAAATTATATGAAGAATTGGTGAATCAAACAGAAGAAACTTCAACAGATACTATTGCTAATGGTCTTTTAAATTTAGAATTAGACAAGTCAAGCGGAGAAAAGATTAAGTTACAATTTAAGAACTATATGCTTAGTGCTGCTAATGTAACTATACCTGAAGATAAAGGCCCAATTACAATTGAAGGCACTATAATGCCAAGAGATTTGCATTTGTGCGAAGTAACTACTCATTGGATTTTACAGGGGTGATTTTATGGATAAAAGAGAGAAAATGAAATTAAAGCAAAAATCACTTTTAAAAAGTAAGAAGCCTAAAGCATCTGTTAAGAAAGATATTCCAAAGGAGACTCCAAAAAAGGATTCTAAGTTAGAGTAATCATATTCCACCAACACACCGTTTGTTTGTTTGTTGGTTTTTTGAAGGTGGATAATATGTTAAATAATAAGAAAATTGTAACAGATAAGAGTGCTTTATTTGCACTTATAGAAGCGAAGGAATACTTTATTAAAGTATCTCCCGAATCAGATGAATATTTAAAAGTCTGGATTAAAGAACCGACTTGGCTTGAAGCCGAGAAAGCACTTAATTCAGTAATGAAGATAGACCAAAGAACACAGTCTTTCGATATTGACTTACAAGCCATGTATAGATACATGGTTGAAAACTTTATTGAAAAGACTGAACCATCACTTTCAACTCTCGATATGCTTAGAATAAGCCCATATGTCGGGAATCAATTAAAAGAAATACTTCCTAATCCTATGTCTATGATGCAGGAGGATGAAGAAAAAAAGGATGATTGAAAGGGCAGTAAAGGGCAAGGAAACTAGCCCTGATGTTGTCTCTTTAATGATGGTTTATATGCTTTCTAAAGCATTAGCCATTAGTCCTTTAGAAGTATATAAAATGCCGGTAAGTTTAGTCAAAGACTTACTTACTGTTCACGGAGCAGTCAAAGAATTAGAATCTCAAGAAATGGATAAAATAAAACAAAAAGCGGAGGGAACTAAGTTTGGCTGATACTATTACTATGGCAGCAAAGTCTCTTAAAGATTTAAATGCCGCCATGAAAGATGGGGATAAAATATTTCAAGGTTTTCTTGGAACAATGGTTGATGTTGCGGCAAAAACAGATGGTGCAGGTAGAGCATGGACTGTATTTAGTCGTTTAACTTCTGGAAGCCCTGTATGGAAACTACAAAATAAAGCGAGAGCATATTTAGGAATTTTAGCAGGAGTTCAAAATTACACCATGAGAGCAGAAAAAGCACAAAGAAAAAGCAATAGAGCAGTTATTGATTCTATTGAAAGTCTTGAAGGGATGAGAAAAGAGTTAAACCTATTAGAAGACGGATTTAAAATGTTTAAAGTGAATGGTATAGCACTTGACGAACAAATGATGGCGGCAGTAAAATCTACTGATGCTTATGCAAAAGGATTAATATTAGGTAGGACTGAAACTCAATTATACAATGCCGCAATAAAGGAACTTAATGCTAGTTTTAAGGTAAATGAGGAAAGAGTAGATAAATTTAAGGCTAATCAACAAGCACAGGCCAAGTTTCAAAGACAATTAACTACCCCACAAGGTAGAGCATCAGCAAAAATGAAAATAGATTCGGATAATAAAGAAACGATAAAAACTAATTACACTCTCACATATATGCTAGCATCAAACATTGCTAGGGGAAAAAACCTACAATCTATTTTTGATGGAATACAGGAATATACGGATTTTAGAAAAAAAAGCAATAAAAAAACACCTAGGGTTACTTTTGGAGATATTAGAAAGGCTTTTAAATCAGGTGGAATGAAAGAAGTATTTAGAGCAATAAGAGGCCAAGATAAAAATCTTGGAATAGTTGCTAGACTGCTTAAGGCTTACAGCGCATACAGGTTGGCTACAAATAGATTTGTTTTAAAGTTTGCAAAAAAAGCGTCAAAACTAATAGGGGGAATAAAGCCACTATTAAGTATGCTAATGAAATTTTTAATATATAGTATTTTAGGAATATTTGTCTTTATGGCGGTGGCTAAAATATTATATGAAATAGCAGATTTAATGGGAGACTTAAATATAATGGATGATATAAGTGCCATTATTGAAGAGACTGTAAGCGTAATGGGTAAGGTCTTTGAAATAATTGGTAATTTTATAGATGGTGATTTTGAAGCCATGTTTGGTAATTTTCAAAGTATATTTAATAGTGTCTTGAGAATAGGATTTAGGATTGGAAAAGTTTTATTGAAAGCAAGTATAGCAATTTTGGTTGGTGGTTTTTATGCACTAATTGATATGTTTTCTTATGCTTTTGAGGGGACTAATTTTATTGACATTATTTTTCCCACATTAGTTAAATTAGGTCTGTTATGGGTTGCTGCTATGGCAGTTCAATACTTTGTTGGTGTTGCTTTAACCTTAGCAGGTATTTATGCTATACCTGTTGGTATGATTATTTTAATTAGTGCTTTCATTATTGCCCTTTATAAGAAATTTCAAGACTCTAAATTTGTAAAAGGAATAATGATTGCAGTTACTATTTTGGGTGCAATACTATCATTTGTTTTATTTGCGGCGGGTTTTGCGGCAGGTGGATGGGTTGTTGCATTAGGTGTTGGTATTGGAATGCTAATAGTGGCACTACAAGAATTTTTTGGTGCAAATTTCAAATTCTTCAAAAAAGCAACTGGTGGAACAAGTCACGGAGGAATGACTATGGTTGGAGAACAAGGGCCGGAATTAGTTAATTTACCGGCGGGAGCGCAAGTTAAAACTAACTATCAAACAAATAGAATGATGGGTGGAACGACTGTCAATAACTATATTACTATCAACGCAAGAGATACTTCTAAACAAGAAATGAAAAGAATTGCTAATGAGTTAAGTAATATGATTAATATGAAGATTAACAGAAGTGGTGCTTCTAGAACAATGAGGTGATTAAATGTCATATGTATATCTTAAAACACAAGCGTTTAGCGGGTCGGATTTACAGGTAAATACTATACCTTTAGAAGTTACTAGCGTTGGACTTTCCGTAACAAAAACAATTCCGACATTCCCAGTTCCTTTATCCGGTGTTGCTCTTGGTGAATCCATTACAGCCGCATTAGATTTAGGAATGGCTACTAAAAATATTTCATTAAATGGAATAATTAGAGATACCCAAATCAAAAAAACAAATGTAGGTAATGATTCATTTATAACTTTTACAGCACATGAAATAGCGCAGATAATTGCCGCAGGTGTTGATTCAACCGGATTTGCTAAAAATCAAGCCTTTTCAGAATTAGTTATATTAATGCCTTCTTTTGTAAGAAGTGATTATCAAATAAGTGGCACTTGTGATATTACTACACATAAAACTAAAACTGATTGTGAAGCCGCAGGTGGAACTTGGACAGCAATAAACACAAATGAAAGAAGTAACGGCACTAATATACCATTAACTTTCGGTTCAAGGGGCGGTTCACAAAGTAAAGATAATTTAGGTGTGCCAACACCATTTTCAGTATTTCCCGATAGTGAAACTGATGCTGGACTCACTGGTTTCGTAAGAAGTTTTAGTTGTAATTTTGAATCCGAGGCGTTTGAAATAACCTTTGTTTTAGAATTTGAAGTTGCATCGGTTGTTCCTTGAGGTGATTTAAATGTATGATATTTTAACAGGAAAACAAAGGGCTTTGGTTTTCCCTGTTATGTGTAATGGGCATGTTAAAATAGATTACTCGGAAAATGTGCCGGATTCTGCTGATGATGTAGGATATGGTATTTGGTCGCATAGTGGAGACTTTACTTTTGAATCAATAGTTACCCCCTATGACATAAATGGTGCTTTTAATACTACTTTGAGAGGCAGAACTCTTACTGCATCAACTAAAATTATGCCTAATAATGGGCATGAATCTACATTAACTAATTATCAAAGTGAAAAATATTTACCCGTTGCTGATAGAATTACCCACGAAATGAGAATATTTTCTAGCACCAATTTTTACATTTCATTAAAAAACTCAACTACAACAACTGCTAATCAACCTGCTGAATATAAAATATTAGTAGGAATTAAATTAAGTAGTGGGGCTGTTCAAGAATTTGTAACCACTAATTCTGTTATTTTACCGGCTAAAACTAGGTCTTGGGTCTATTCTAGCGATAATGATTATAAGGGTATTAATGCAGATGGTAGAGTTGAATACGACCAATTTACCACTGTTAATCCAACCGACAATGATAACAATGAGGTGATTACCTGTTCTTCGATTACGAGCAACATGATGGTGGAAGGGGAAGAGGTATTCATCATTGAAGGAGGTGTTTTTACCTCGATAGGAACGGTAGATGAAATAGATGCAAGCGCAAATACAATCACGCTCACCAGTGCATACAGTGGTACTCTAAGTAGCACAACTAACCTTTTCCGTAAGACTTATGCCGACCCGACATACATCAACAATTCATTTCATATTGCTTGCACCTATGCTGAATCACCTAAAGAATTGAAAATATACTTTAATGGCCTATTAGTTAAATCTGGAACTCATGCACAATCTGGAACATTTTCATTTGAAGATGAAGATTTATTTATTGGGGCTAATGGTAGTGGGGCTGACGGTAGATTTAGTGCGACCACTAATAAGCAGTTTATGGGCGAAATCCATGAAATGTGTTTAACTTCTGTTATTCGAAGAAAGTTTCCATCTATTACTAATTTACTGCCAAATTATAACGATACATTATTTTACTTTAGATTTGAAGAGGTGGACTTATGACATTAGATTTATTTAAGACTGGCTCAACATCGGAATATAATTTTGATGTTCCAACTAATCCACTAATGACAACTCAATCTTCATTTAGTAGTGATAAGATTTTATTTGCTGCTATTTACCCAGATGATAGTGAAGAAAGTGTAATTTCGGAAATAGTAAGTGGTGCTACACTACAAGGAGAATATGAAAACTTATCAGTAACTAAGGGATATAATATACGCTGTTTTGATACCGTATCTTCAACTGGTAAAGACTTAGCATCCATAGCCTCTACAATAAACGACTACTATTATTTTGTTTTGGTTCACTCCGACAACCACTTAAAGCACCACTTTGCTAGAATTACTGAAATTAAAAACAGCGATGCATTAGGTGATTCTTTCGACTTTGAGCCAAAATTAGGAAACGAGATTGCTCAAGGAACTAAATTTAAATTATTCAAAGGGCCAGCAATTACTTCAAAAGCAGTTGCTTTTTCTGCCGGAATAAAAGTAGATTTACAGAACAATTTACATGTTGCGAGGCCACATTTTTGGTTTGTCAATACATTAGATAAAAAAAATCAATTAGACCATAATACAAAATACTTTGCTCGAATAAACGAAGGTTTGGGTGCGAGCGTTACATTGAATGCTTCTCATAAAGTAACTTTTGTTACTGTTACTGATTATGCACAAACAGTAGTAGATTACAGTAAATATTCTTTAAAGGCGACTATTTCAGATAATTTGAGAACTCAAGATGCAATAGCAACCTATACTCTAAATGAAAGTCAAAGCGGAAGTGGAAGTGGAGTTACACCCGCATTAGCAACCCAAGACGATACAAACTATGATTTATTTGCACCAAACGCAAGAAGAGACACTGATGATTTGATAAATAATACTGCTGCTTATTCTTTTAAAGGCCCAATTAGATACTTACATTACGATTATTCCCCAACGAAAAACAATTCAACAAACAATATTGTAGATTTAGAACTAGAAGAATCCATTGGTAAAAAAAGCAGTTATGCAGAAATTAAAATTGCAGATTCTTATAGAATACTTTCTAAGAAAATAAATACTTATGACCCATTAAGAGTTCGCCATATGGTTCATAAGGGTGATTTTAACGACTGGGTTTCTTTTGGTGCTAGTATTGGCTCATTTACTGACACTAATTTAAGCACTCAAACACAATATGCAATCAACACACCAGTTGATTTGACTACCTATTTAAATATCAATGATGAAGTTTTAATAAACTCAAGAGTAATGGTAATAGTTGCAGTAAGCGCAACTGATATTAGATTTAGTAGATATAGTAGATTAGAATCAGAATTAAATTTTAGTATAACTACTGACTTAGATGATATTTCGGCAGATACTATTATTTACAGAAGAGCATGGAATAGGCTAGATAGCACTCTTTTAACTGGAATGAGAATGCTAGACAGCAGACAAGACTCTTTATATCTTTCTTTAATTAGTAATGAGTTTTCTTTACTGGAAGTAGAAGTTACTTCCTATATTGGAGAAACTGGGTTACTTACTCTCTCTTTTGAAAATCAAGGCTACGATAACATAAGTGCTTTAGATAAAATGACTGGGCAGTATATAATATATAATGAAAAACTAAACGGTAGAATTACTAGATTAAAGCAAGAAAAAGATAATGGGCAGACTATTATGACTATCAATGGTGCTGACAAGTTAAGAGAATTACTTGACCCCATTATAGAAAAGAATACATTGTTTTCTAGAGACATTGTTTATTCTACTGATAGCCCATATAATAAAGTAACTGCATTAGGAGTCAATGCTACTTGTGTATTTACAAATGGCGACTTAACTCTTAGTGGAAGCGGTGCTTCATTAGCAACGGGAGATAAAATCTTTGCTCAAACAACAAGCGGGGCGATGATTTATTTAGGCGAAATAGGTAGTAGAAGTAGCGATACTGCTTATGTTTTTAATTCCAGTTGTAAGGGAGAAGTTACTACAAGACCAGCATTTAAAGCGACAACCAAATATACTGTATTTAATAAAGCCCTTTCTTCAAATGCGTTTATTTCTTCCTCAACAAGTCTTTATGGAACATCAAATAAAGGTCTTTTTTTTGAAAGTGGAACTAAATTAGTTGCGGGATTAGAGGGGGATTCACTTGCGTCTTCTTCTATTGACATAAATAATCCAAATGCAAGAGGATATTATTTAAGCGAAGCAAAGAATATAAAATCAGATGAGTTATTTCAGGCTAGATTAGATGACAATGCTTCTAGTAAATCTTATGCTACTTTTGATACTGTGAACACTTTAATAGATTTTAATATATTGTCTATACAAGAGATAGATGGAAACCAAGTTATAGAAATAGCACCACATATTCCTTTAACCCTTGGAAGAGTAGATGTTAATTATGCTAATACCCAAGACACTACTTATATTGATGTGGGAACAAATACTACGGAAATTACTTCTACTACACAAAGATTTATTATTACACAAAATACTAATCTCTTATCGGATGCAAGTAATGGTAGAAGGTATCACAATAAGCCACTGTATGTAAATGATATATTTGTTGGTTATATTATTCTCGTCGTATTACAAAACGACCAAACTAATATTAAAATATTTATAGATAGAGATTTTCCTGTTGTTGCCAACGGTTCTAAATTAGCAGTTTTGGATTATGATGCGACTACTAATGAAAGTTCAAAATTGACTCATGAACTTTCTTTATTAAACGCAGGACACTTGCATGGAGGAAAAATAATTACATTACTCAATTCAACAAGAGACATCAATTATAGTGCCGATGGTTATACTCTTCCTTTGGACTTCCCTCTAGCATATAGTTCTGGTTCACACTCAGCCTCTAATTCTAATAGGTTTGGTAGCCCATATTATAGAATACTTAATTTAGAAAAAGGAAATGTTTCATTTAAGAAACCAAAATACACTGATATTAAGAGTAATGCTATAAGTGAATACAAGAATACTAAAATTCCATACTATGCTTCTGCATATAAATTTAACCCTGCATTTTATATTGATGGTGTAATTAAAAATAATATCACTGGTGTTAATAAAATGGATAATATTGTTAGACAACATACTTTGATTGAAAGTCGGGGCTACTATCCACCAAGCGGTTCAATGTTTTTTGACACAACGGTTCAAGCCGGTAATAATGTTCCTTTATTTACTAATTTTCACTTTGAGCCACATAAACACCATAATGGTAGCCTCACTTCTACCGACCACGCAGAAAAAACACCTTATGCAATAAAAGACATTATTTGGCAACCTGACCCTAAAGTAGCAAGAATGTTCTTGTTTATCAACTCAGACTTAAGACCTTATTCATCTACTAGGAAAGATAGTCTATTAAACAGTGCAAGTAGAAACATTTCTAAATATAATCTATTTACTTTAACTTCACCATTAAGTGATGTTAATTCTGATATTAAGGATAATTTAGGAACTAATACTAATACTATTAATCTTAAGGACAGTAATTACACTTCTTCTTCTATTATTTCTAGCGACAAAACCCTCTCTTCCCTTAATCGTTTTAGCATAATGAGATTAACTGAACTTTGTTTTGATTGGTCTTTTAATCAATTTGACCCTGAAAATCCACCAGATAAAAAAGTAACTTTACCTAAGTTTACTAATATTACTCACACTTATGCTGCATTAGGAACATTACATGCGACACAAAATGCCAACCTTAAACTTTTGACATTTACAGGTAATGTTTCTGTTGCTGATGGCGATTTGATATTAGACAGTAATGGTAGATTTATTGGAGTTTGTGATGGGGCTAGTGATGGAACAGATGATGATATAGTGCTATTACATGAAAACAGATATAATACTAATGGAGCAACCCACAATACCGAAACTAATGCTATTTATAAAATAACAGCAACTCATTCTTCTGATGCTAGCGGGCATGGTGAAAAAGATTCATTTGTTGATTTTTATAATGACATACAGATGTTTAAAGGAGTGGTTTTTAATAAGGCCGCAGGAAACCCCGATAGCAGTAGCGGCTATTCAAAAGCAGAATGGGAGTCTCAATTCGGCACAAATATAGGAATAGGTAGTAATTCTGCGGGTGGTTCTAATGATAGGAAGCACAATTTAATCGCACCGATTAACTTTTCGGGTGATAGTGATTTAATGAACAACTTAACACCGGCTAATCTACAATCATCTCATTTGATGAAACTAATAGATGGTTTAACTTTGACTAATACTACTGACGCTGATATTAGCATAGCACCCACCACAAATGATGAATCTATTATGCAATATTGGCTACCGATTTTCTTAGATAGATGGAAAATTGAAGATGCGGAAAACCTAGTTTCTAGCGGCATGGTAGGTTCGCATATTAAAACCTTAACAAAAGTTTATGATGAAACTGGCTCATCCACTCAAAAATATGGCTTACTTGGTTATTCACTAGAAACTAATTTTGCTAATTCTGAAACTCAAGGAGGTGATGCAATATCGGGTGTTAATATTGACACCTTAGCAGATGGAGCATTAGTAGGGTTTAAACCTCGTTTATATTTAACTAGTGGCGCAACAAGTAATGATATAAGCATTGGTGGTAGCACTATTTATAGGTATAATTTACAAGCAACAGGTAGGTATAAATGGTTAAGTTTTATTAATTTGACTGGCACTTATATAATACCCGACACAGGTAGATTTATTGACACTGATGGAACGCTTGGAACTGTTACTGTTAATGAAGGAGAAACACAAAGCATGAACGGTGTTAATGTAGGAAACTTGCCATATTGCATTTCTCATGAAATAGACCATAGTAACAATACAGAAACGCACATTCTAACTATGGATTACGAATTAGTTGCGGGATGGCATAGAATCATGCAACCAAATCATACCTGCACTTATGAATACAGCCCTAAACAAATAAGTTTAAATGTGTTGGACTCTAAATACACTAAAATGCCATACGAAGAAAAAATGTATGATAGCCCTAATAATTATGCTTTGCATCTAGCATCCGGTGATAGAACACTACAAGGTAATAGTGAAGGAGTATTATCTATGTATGTTGTTATTGATATAGAGGATAGGGGATTTAAAGACGATTCTGAGAGAACTGGATTTGGGCAACACAGAAACATAGTGCCTTCATATTTTATAAATGATTTATTGAGTGGAGTAAATGGAAATTTTTGTATTAGTGATGGAGACACAACCTATTCTTCTCAAATGGCTTTTACTAAAATTAGCGAACCTGCTGCACTTAATCTGTCATTTGATAAAATGAAAGAAACTCTCGGAGTAGTTTCTGTTTCCGAAATTACTTCAATTACAGTTGGTGGAGAGTCTCCTATTGATGATAATGCTAAAAGGGCTATGATTGGTTCTGTTGTAAGTATTTGTAATGAAACTGAGGATATAATAGAAGAATTATTTGAAGAACAAAACACTTCTTTTGATATAACAAGAGAGGATTATCCTTTATTTTTAGCACCTAATTTTGATGGGGTGAGTTTGTTTGAGGCAATCAACTTCTTATTGCAAAAGAAAGATAAAACTTTAATTCAAACAGAAGATACATTCACAATTAAAAACAAAGAGAGTTCTGACTTTTATACCAATCTACTCATTAGTGATAATGGAGACATTAGAATATACGAATATGATTTATTAGATAGCACCTTTGAGGAATACAATGAAATTATAGTTCACGGAAAATCACATAAGTCTAAAAGAAGAGACATGAGAAGTATTAACAAAATAGGTAGGAAATCATTAAAAGTGTTTGAAAGAAAATTAACCACTCAAGAAGAAGTAGATACAAGAGCAAAAGAACTCCTTAGACTACATTCTGGAGATAATACCAAACTTAGAGTAACAGTAGGCCATGCTAATATAAGCCAACTTAAGGTCGGAGATATAGTAGAAGTGGAAATAAAACAAGAAAACATTCCTAGAAATCAATATTTAGTTTTAGAAATAACCCATGCTCTTACAGGTTTAATGGAATTGGAACTAGGAAAATATAATACTCAGATGGAAGATAGATTTTCAGAATTGGCTATTGATATAAACACCGCCCAAACTCAACAAAATACTAAATCTAATGAATCAAACATCGGTCTTGGGTTCTTAGATTCGATTAAAATTAAACCAATGCGCCTATTAGTTCGTAAAAGAACCACTACTGGCGGAGTTACACTTGGTTTCACGACAGCGTTAAATACCGGAAGCACCCCACTTGGATTTACAAGTGGCGCATCAATCACCTATACTGACTTAGTGGAGGAAGAATTTTGATAACTGACTTATTACGAAACAAACTTGCGGCTTACATTGTTGAATTAATTGATGGAACAAATCAAGGTTCTGCTGATTTAGGATTAGGTGGTAATTCAACAAGTCCTGCCGCAACTGCTTTAGATGTTCCCTTAAACATTACTCCTTCTCAATATGTAGCAACTCGTTCCGATGATAATGTTGTCGAGATAAAACTATCAGTTGAAGGTTCAAACATTACAGGTAAAGTTATTCGAGAAGCAAGTTTTGGCGCAGATGATTCGGGAGATTCTTTTGATGATGCCGCAGCATTTATGTTATCAAGAGTAGCATTTGAAGGAGTTGGCCCTTTTGCAGCAAATGAACAAATAGAAATATTTTTAGTATTAGAGGTGGAATAAGATGGTAGAAAATAACCCGCACAAAATTTCAACAATGGGGCAAGGTGGCTCTTTAGCCGGAATTACTGACGCTTCTGATTTTCCTCATACTGGTTTAATTAAAGGTCTTTCTCAAATGGCAAGACAAAACCTAGTAGTTAAGAACAACTCGAATGATTTTGATATTACTCAATCAAGTTCTAATGGTGGAACGGTGGCAGTATCAGCAGGAACATACCTTAGAGATGGAAAGAAATATGTTGCCCAATATAAAACAGGAACAACTGCGGCATCATTTACATTTGATGCAAGTGAGTTAATTACAACATACGATAAAGGTTATCATCTTGTTGTAGTTGATGAAAATAATTTCATTCTAATACGAAAACCAACAGCCGCAAATAAAGTTCCTGACTATACTTCGGGAGATACTATTATTGCTATTGTTGAATACTCATCAACTACAAGTAGTGGCGCAAGAAATGTTCAATATTTGACAACAGATAAAACAGAAAATAGTGTAAGTATTGCATATAAAAACTCAAATGCTTATACCGAAGTTGGTACTTTGACTGGTGGTGCTGATGGTATTACTATGACTGGATTACATAAACTAGATACTTTACCAACGGCAACTGCTCATGGGGCTAATAGTAAAGTTATTATTCAAGACGGTAATAATNCCGACACCATTAGAACCATTACTGCTCAATCTATTGCT